ATGAAGTTTGTAAAACATGTTTGGCCAGACTTTGTTGAAGGATCACATCACAAGATTGTTGCTGAAAAATTTAATCAGATAGCAGAAGGCAAAATTAAAAGGCTGATTATAAACATGCCACCAAGACATACGAAGTCCGAGTTCGCTAGCTACTTGCTGCCCGCTTGGATGGTGGGTAGAAACCCGAAGCTTAAGATCATTCAATCCACTAACACCACAGAACTGTCCGTCAGATTCGGGCGTAAAGCAAAACAACTCTTAGACAGTCAGGAATATCAATCAGTATTTAAAACTAGACTCAGAGAAGATTCTCAAGCGGCAGGTAAATGGGAAACACAACAAGGCGGTGAATACTATGCAGCTGGTGTTGGCTCCGCGATCACAGGTCGTGGTGCAGATCTTCTAATTATAGATGACCCACACACAGAACAAGATGCGATGAACAGAGATGCTATGGAGAGAACCTTTGAATGGTATACGTCAGGTCCTCGTCAACGTCTCCAGCCAGGTGGATCTATTATTCTTGTTATGACAAGATGGAATACAAAAGATCTTACTGGTATGCTGTTAGGCGCGCAGCGAGAAGCTAAAGCTGATCAGTGGGAGATTGTAGAGTTTCCTGCAATTATGCCAAGCGGTAAACCTTTGTGGCCAGAGTATTGGAAGCTAGAAGAACTAGAAGCGGTGAAAGCATCAACGGGTGTACAGAAATGGAATGCTCAATATATGCAAAACCCAACATCAGAAGAAGGAGCTATCATTAAACGAGAGTGGTGGCAACCATGGGAAGAAGATTTTATACCTGCACTAAAACATGTCATACAATCTTACGATACAGCATTTGGTAAGAAACAAACGTCAGATTACTCTGCAATTACTACATGGGGTGTGTTTTATTTAAACGATGATAGTCCTGCGAGTCTAATATTATTAGACGCAAAAAAAGGGCGATATGACTTTCCAGAACTAAAACAAATTGCCTATGAGCAATGGAAGTATTGGGATCCTGATACAGTTATTATTGAAGCTAAAGCATCGGGTCAGCCTCTTACAGATGAGTTAAGAAAGATGGGTATACCTGTTGTCAATTTTACACCGAGTAAAGGAAACGATAAGCACACACGAGTAAATTCGGTTGCACCTTTATTTGAAAGTGGTATGATATGGGCTCCGAACCAGGAATTTGCTGAAGAAGTGATCGAGGAGTGTGCGGCTTTTCCGTTTGGTGATCATGACGATTTGGTTGACTCGACAACCCAAGCCATCATGCGTTTTAGACAGGGTGGTTTTATATTACATCCTGACGACGAAAAAGATGAGGCAAAACCTCAAAGGAAAAGGAATTATTACTGATGAAGCTATTGGAATTACTAAAAGCAATGTTTGGTCAAAAGTACCTTAACAACATTATAGGTACAAAAACTAATATTAGTAAACCTATCAAACTAGATCAAAACAGCCCTTTCAAATTATATTCAGATTCAGCTTTTGAAAACCCTGACGTTTTAAAATTTATAGAAAAGAAACTAGCAGAGTATGGTCCGTATGCTCTATCTAATAAGAATATATCCGAAGTAAAAAACTTTGAGATGAATTTAAGAAGAGCTTTAAACAAGAAACAACCAAAAGAGAGCCAAGTAAAAAAAGCAGCTGAGGCTATGTTTGGACCAATAGGAAAAAAAGAAAAACCTGAAGCAGAAGTATTTGATATTGGAACAAAAAAGAAAGTTGATGATAAAGGTATCATGACTTTGAAATCAGAGCTTGGTTTACCTGAAGGTGTTGAACCAGGAAGTATAGCAGACAAAGCCATTAAAGAATCTGTTGAATATAAAACAAAACAACAAGGTGTAAAATCTGTATTAGATGAAGACTATGTACCACCAAAGTCGGAACTAACTCTTGAGGAAGAGGCGGCGATAGCCAAAATGAATGATAGAATGGCAAAAAATTATAGCGCTATGCAAGAAGGAAAACGAAGAGCTGTTATAAGACAGATCTTATTAAAAGATGCACGAATTAATTTACCAGAGGATGTTAGAAAAAGTTTGGCTAACTACGATGACTTAAGAGGTGGTGGAGATCAAAACATGGATCCGTTAAAAATATTTGAAACTTATTACGAAAGAGACAATGAAGTGTTAGGTACACTAGATGGTATTATAGATACAGCTAGAAATGAATTTGAAGCAGCAAATGATTTTTTATCTATAAAAGATAATTTTAAAGTTAAGAAACCTGTTGTCAGAGAATCTTTAGACGACGAAGCAGTTGAAATAGAAGAGTCAGAAATTCTTGATGATCCAGATAAATTTTCTACAGGTGGTCGTGTTGGCTTTGCAGGTGGATCAAAAGATTCTTTGTTAAGTCCACAGATGGCAGACTTTTTAGAAAACTATGCTGATCAAATGACATTCGAACAGTATCTACAAATGACAGTTAAAAGAAGAAATAAAGCAGGCGGCGGTCTAAATTATTTAATGGGGATGTAACATGGCCTCAGAACTTCTTAAAAACAGAGCACTCACACAAAAAATAAAAGAACCAGATGTTCCCGACGTTAAATTTGATTTAGCATCAACTGACTTTGAAGAATTCATTACATTACCAGAACCTAAGCCACAAGAACTTTTAGATATTCAAGAAAACGTTAGAGTACAAAGACAACAAGATACCATGGACAAAGCTCGTCCTTTCTTAATGGATGAGTCTATAGATTTTATTGAGAGAGAAAATTTTGCCCCTGGTAGTAAACCAAAATACGTGGGAAGTCTTACCGATATATATACTATATTAATAGATCAATGGAATAGTGATCTTTTAAAAGCTTACGAAGCAAAAGATTTATCTAAACTTGAAAATAGTTTTTCAGATTACGCTGGTAAAGAATTAAATATATCAAGCAGGAAAGTAAACTCTCAAATTTCTAGTTTATATAAAAGAAATAAATTAGATGAAAGGTTTTTAGATGTGATACAATTTAGAAAAGAATTAGCCAAAGAATTAATTACAGAGGCTAATCAAGGATTGAAATATACTAATTTAAAAGACATAGCCTCAAAATTAGGCCCTAATTATAAAAACGCTACCTTAAAAACTTTAATGCGTAGAGTTCCTGAAATACCTGAGTTAGATTCCTATGAAACTAAAATTAATAAAGCCTTTGAAAAAATATTTTTAGATGTTGATCCAAAAAAAGTTTTAGCTAAAAATTTTTTTGATCCTGCTCAAAAAATACGAGATGTAATAGGAACGGGAATAAAAGGAGCAGAGGGAAGAAAAAAAGATGCTATTTATAAAGCATTAAAAAATAATCCTAACTATAAAGATTTAGGTTTTGACAAAATATTTAACAGACTAAGAAGTAAAGATTTTCAAAAAGTCGTATTAAAGTCTGACGAACCTTGGAATTTATCTGATGTTTCTTACGCTGTAGATAATGATTTAAATTTAAAAAATCCAAAAAGTATAGATCAAAGAGCAGTTAATTTTGCAATTAGATCTAAAATACAAGGCAACCCTAATATAGAAATTTTTTCTAGAGAGGGAGATAGATTAGTTAAACTAACCAATCCTAAAAATGCTCAAATAGATAATTATTATGACATAGTTTTTCAAATGGACGGAAAGAGATATGGTTTAATGGGAGATATTCCGGGTGTTATAAACTTACAAAAAGAGGGCAGACAACTACCAGAGTTTAAAAATTTTTATGCAAAAGCTGCAGCTAAAGATGAACTAGCTCAAAGAACTAAATTCCCAGATGGTACGGATATTATAAATCCAAGAACAGGCAAACTTTCAACTTTTGAAGATTTAATGAAAGATACTTATTATTTTGCAAGGGGTAAAATGAAAGGATATGCCATGGCTTTTCCTTATGATTTAGAACATCTTGATATAAAAAATGATCCTTTTGGAAATATAGATCCAAAAAATTTAAGAATATTACCTAAAAGAGTAAACGTTTCTGTCGGAGATAAAACAGGTAAAATAGAAGACGTAATTAAAAAAACTGGATACTTTTTTGAAAAAGATCTTCCTCTTGATCAACAACTAAACAACTTGATGAATAGAGAAAGAGATTTAGCTCAAAAAGTTTTAGTTTTTGATGAAGAAGGAAATCACATAGGAAGGCGTTTAGATACTGCAGCCAAAGCAGCTAAAAAACAAATTGAGCTTAGAGGTGTTAAACAATTAGGCGAAAAAAAATTAACTGCTTTTAAAGAACTTGCATCGAGAGCTGGTTCAGGTGTTGACCCAATTCTTTTAGGTAAAGCTGGATTCGAAGAATTTGTAAAACCTGCAGCCAAGATAGGAGCAAGAGGAGCTGCTACTTTAGCAGATCTCGCCATCTCTGCTGGTAAGGGAGGAACAGGTCTTGCACTCGGTGCTTTATTAGAAGCTGATCCAATCATTACTGGAATGACAGAGGGAAAAACTTTTGGCCAGACAGCTAGAGATACCTTTGTAGGAAGTGCAATCGACGCTATACCTGGTGTTAATTTAGGAAGTCTTAATGAAGATCTTATGAAACTAGCTGACACAGAAGAACAAAGAGTCGGCATACAAAATTTAATTGATTATCAAAAAGACTATGACAGATTTGTTAAAGACCTAAATGCTTTTAAATCTTACCGAGGTTTAGATCAAATTGCATTAGATGAATTAGGTTTTACTGCAAGTGATTTAGTTAACATGGAGAGTAGCTTGGCTGAAAGATTTAAAGACATACAAACTAGAGCACCAAAAGTTTATAACCCTGATGTATTTTCACTTGTAAGAGAGCTTGCAACAAAAGAAGCTGAAAAAAGAAAAGCAAATTTAGAGGGTATTCAAGGATTAATTTTTGGAGATCGTATGATAAAGGACCCTAATTTTATTGAAAATCAAATACAACAAATTTTAGCAGCGTCTACAGGTGTTCAAGGAGCAACTGATAGTTACACAGATAACTATAGATTTTTACCACAAGAACAACTTTCACCGGAAGAGTTAGACGAAAGATTTGATATGGAAGGTGGTATCATGGCAGCCAACGGTGGACGAATAGGTTTTGCTGAGGGACCTAAAGATCCTAAAAGAAGATTATTTTTAAAACTGATGGGAGGCATTGCGTCTTTACCTATTTTTAGTAAATTTATAGGTAAATCAGAAGTTGCTAAACCCATAGCTAAAGTTGCAGGTAGCTCTACTAAAATGCCAGAATGGTTCCCTGATCTTATAGATAAAGTTATGTTTAGTGGTGTGGGTAAAAGAATTGACGCAGACCTAACGATATATGAACCAAAAGAACTACCAGGAGTATCGATAGGTAGATATGATGATGGTAGAGTTTTTGTAGAAGGTGAAAATGCATATGGAAAAAAATATCAGATTGAATACGAACCACCAGGCTATGAGTTAATAGATGAGCAAACAGGCAAGGCTGTTAAAACAAAGGGTGAGTTTATAGCTCAGGAAGAAGTGCCTGTTAACATAGATCCTGATGGTAATGCTGATTTTGATGTGGAAGTTCTTGATAATTTAGATGAAATATTAGGTCCAGACACAAGAGCTATGGAAGAATTTGCAACAGGTAAAAAAGTTAAAGATATGAAACAAGGTGAGTTTGCAGTTGGCAAAGCTGAAGCTGATGTGGACAGAGCCATAGAAGAAGCAGCAGAAATGGCTGAAGACATTGATTAAAAAACTTACAACCACAATACCCCCTAAATCAGGTCCTCAGTCTGAGGGCTTGCTTATTAATTATAATACTGTTAAACCTGTAAAATTGGAGAAAATAAATGGCAGACGTAGACAAGTCTCTACCAAACGTAGAGCAAGAAATAAAAGTTCCATCATCTGAAGAAATTGAAGTTGCTCAAGAAGAACAGCAAAAACAAGTTGATGAACAAGGGGATCCTGTAGAAATTACAGAAAACGAAGATGGATCTGTAGATGTAAACTATGATCCGTCAATAGGATCTGTTGAAGGTGGACAAAACCACTACGATAATTTAGCGGAACATTTACCTGATGATGTATTAGGAAGATTAGGAACATCATTATATCAAAACTATCAAGACTATAAAAATTCTAGAAAAGATTGGGAAAGAGGTTATAGAGAAGGTTTAGATTTATTAGGTTTTAAATACGACAACAGAACAGAACCCTTTCAAGGTGCATCAGGTGCAACTCACCCAGTATTAGCTGAAGCTGTTACACAGTTTCAAGCGTTGGCTTATAAAGAATTATTACCAGCTAACGGTCCAGTTAGAACACAAATTTTAGGAGTGCCAACACCAGAAAAAGAGCAACAATCACAAAGAGTAAAAGATTTCATGAACTATCAGATCATGGAAAAAATGAAAGACTATGAACCAGATTTTGATTCTATGTTATTTCATTTACCACTAGCAGGCTCGGCTTTTAAAAAAGTTTACTATGATGAAGCAACATCAATGGCTTGCTCTAAATTTGTTCCCGCAGATGATTTGATTGTTCCGTA